TTTGTCGCTTAAACACGAATAAATTCTGGACTAAGGGACCTATCCCTTAGTTTTGAAGGTCTAAATTGGAGTTAGTTACACTCCTCTAGAACTCGTGACTTTAGGCATCTTGGGAAGACAGATTTGTCCGAATCCTCCTGTATATTCTTGGACTTCTTTCAAGAACTCCATGAAGATATGAGGGGTTAACGACACAACTGGATCCTGATTTCGGTACTCCCTTCACACAGTAACATCCTCTTCTCCGTAAAGAAGCGAGAGTGGAGGCACATTATGTATTAAAGAATACAACGATTCCAAGGATCCTTCAAATGGAGGATACCATTTCCTTATCTGATAGAAGTACTCTTCCTGTTGATCTCAGACCGTAGAGTCTGGTCTCATTGGGTTGAACACAGCATCAAGGTTCATCTCAACTCAGCTAGAAAATCTACTAGGTTGCATCCCCGCTATTAACCCGTTGTCCATTTTTAGAGGATAACGGTTAAAAGCAAAGATGGAGACGTATGAAGGACCTTTATAGGCCTTGTCCTTAACACGGTACCATTTATACGCCTTTCAGAGCTTCAATATTAGAAGATGGAAGGGCATAACCTGAATACCTGGGCTATTGTAAATCACCCAGTCTCCTCATGAGTCAAACAGATTCTTCCGCACCGTCGGCATTGTTAACAATGCTTGAAGGTAACGAAATCGGTTTCACACATGAGAAACATGATAGATTCGAGCTTTCTTTCGGTAACCCATTCCGAAAAGAGCAAGGATCCTCGATAAGGGTGTCGTGGGTTTTAGTGATCTCACAAACTCCACAAGCACTGAAATATTGAATTTCGCCGCTAAAAGTAACTTTAAGGGTAAACCTTGAAGATCTTCGTCCATGCTACAAAAACGCTTGGCAAACTCGAAGTATCCTTTCTTCGATCGAAGACTCTTAGACGGAGAGATATCCACCGCAAGAATTTTCATTATATTTTGGTAATTTGTAGCAACTTTGCTATCCATTATCACAATATCGTCACCTAGAACCATATACTCCCCGAACCAGTTGGAGTAACCCGCTTTTCGTGCGCAATACTGCACGATGAAGTGATGAGTTATCGCCAACATGGCTCATGAGGAGTAGGCTCCCATAGGTTGACCGGTCGCGTACCGAACAGGCTTTTGACGGGGAACGAAGTAATCCCTGTCAACTAGCAAGTTCGCTCACGACTCGCCCAACCGAGGGTGTCAGTGATTTAATATGTGTTTTTGCAGCGCTATTGGTAGGCGATCAGTGGCCGCCGAGAGGTCAAAAGAAAAAACCTCCGGCTTGCGAGTTTTACTAATCTCCTTAAGACGATTCTTAATATATCCGACCCCTTTCCCCTGATCAAAGGTAGCATCAGTGGGGATGGCGCGTAATATATAAAAGAGTCAATCGTGAAGGGGCTTCGTAACTCACTGAGTGACCGGATCTACTAAAGCGAAAACTCGGACTTTACCTGGTTCTTCTTTAAAGGAAAGCTTCCCCAGTTTAGCCGGCGAAGGTTTATCAGTCGACCACTTGCACAGAAGTTCATCGATGTGGAACAAATCGACCAGGTATCCTTTTAACTTCAGGATCTCTGCGAACTCCATAAGATGTGGTTTGGTTTTACGAACTTCATGCCCTCTTAAACTCTCTCACAAAGAGGCAGTAGAGTTTAAAGGAGCATTGTGCTCGTCGACTCCTCCAGGGGATCCTCGAGTTGATATAACTCTCGGAGCCCAAGGGAACCGACCAGGCCATTTCACCTTAGTTAGAGCTCAGAATTCTGGAACAAACGCAATGAGGTCTTTGGGCATGGAGCCTTTTCAGGGATCAGTGATTGTAGATAACTTCACTTTTCCCTTAAAGTCCAAAACCCGATATAAACCGAACATCGTTAAACAGAGTCGGAGCAGTGCCGTGTTTCCACTAGCAATTGCTCTTCGTCACGCTTTTGGAATAATTCGAGGCATACCGGATTTAGTTAAACCCAATGTTGGACCGAAAGCTTTAGTGTCCTTAAGGACATCACCAGCCCTCCACTTCATTAACGCAATACTACAAGCTTTTAAATACAATGATAACCCTGCAGGACCTTGATTTTTACAGATTGACCCGAACTGTCTTGTCATTCCGACGACACCCAAAGGCACGGTTCTAGAAATAGACCCCGCTAAGATCCCACCTACTGTTATGAAAGGTGAGATCCAAGCGCGCGAGGATTTTACACCTCGCTGCCACATGTACTGTGACCTAATTTTAATAAGAATTTTAGAAATTAAATTTTCGAGATTCTGTTTTTTTAGTTTCATATTACATGCTTCGGTTTCCAAGGAAGTATAAGACTTCGTTGGCCGCAGGCACCCAAGTAGGGTGAGTTCTTTCGAACCGTTGAAGAGCATTACCTGATCTTGTCTTGTCGCTTGCGCCCCAGCCTTTCGGCGTTTCCGCAAAACTCAAGGGACCGATAACTTACTTCTCAGCTTTCGCTGACTTTGTACCTTCGGACCTTAGTCGCCCAGAC